AGCCCCCTCCGATGACAGGCTGCGAGGGATCGAATCCACCACCCGCCATCGCCTTGACGCCTTCATTGGCGGTGGCACCGATAACCCCCGCGGTCACTGCCGCAGGGATGAGAGAAGGGGCGGCCGTCCCTGCTGCGGTCGCGGCAGCAGTCGCAGCAGTCGTGCCCGCAGTGGTGAGGCCCCCCAGCCCGATCGCGCCCAATATGGGACCAGCCGCCGCGATGCTGGCCTCTGCCACCGCAGCAGCTTCTGCTAGACGCTTGATATCGCTCCATCGGATGCCCGGCTTCCACGTATAGAGATTTCCATCCTTCGAATGGAACTTGATGTATCCGTCATCTGTCTTTTCTATTTTCATGTCCGGGTAATTGCGGCGCATGATATCTATGGTCTTGTCCGCACCCGTGATCGAAGATCCGAGAGCAACGATCGGGTGCGAGAGCAAGGAGGCTTCGGGCATGCGAGTCCAATCAGGCGCATCCTCCAGCTCTTGATTCCGGTTGGATGGGCTAACGGATTCCATGAACTGCCAGAACGCGCTAGGGGTCTCTGGATGCTTCGCGGGATCCACTGGCGGAACCCCCGCGATTTCTTCCGGGGTGCGGGGCAACCGGTCCAGAGCCGCCGCTACATCTGGGGCCGTCGCCCCAGCCGGGGGAGCGTTCGCCGGTATCGTCGAGGTCGGAGTAAAGACCAGCGAGACCCCGCCCTGCGCCGGATCCCTTTCCTCGGGGGCCGGGGGGAGCCTGTTCAGAGCTGCGTCTACCTCCGCGTCAGCGGGAGAGCTATCACTCGCCACGGAAAGGCACCCCCAAAGCACGGAGCCGGCGGATAGCCGTCTGTCGTTTGGCCGAATCCATACCCGGAGTATTCGCAGCGCGGATCAGGGTGTCTACGTCATGAATAGACTGTGTAGGACCTGAGATTCTGCTAAGGAACTCACCCGGTCCATCGTTCTTGTGGACCTGGACGCCGCCAGCCATAAAGTCACGATGCGCGTTACCTGGATCGCGATTGTTGTTGAGCCAATCCTGCCACCCGACGTGCAAATGCTCTTGATTCGCATGCTCTATGCCGATCTGGTGTATGAAATCCGCCAGAGTCTTCGGGTCCGTTATACTGGAGAGTACTTCCGCCTTCTTCATGCCGATGAGCGTCTCGTTGGTGTGCCCCAGCGCCACTCCGTTGAGAATGACCTTATCGAGTAGCTGGTTCGCCTCGGCCCGGAGAACATCGACGGAACTTTCATTGCCGGCTACCTTTCTCCATACATTCGCGATCGTCGCCGGAAGCCCTGAAGCGGTCACCCCCTTGATCCCATTCCGCAAATCATTCTCCAGGCCCAAAGCTCGGATCGCGAACTGATGGCTATCCGATCCGGCCATCACGCTTTTCGTGAAGTCCGGCCGCAAGTCTTCTGGCAGATTGGTAAGCTTTTGCCGATTGACCTGAGATTCGACCTCCGCCTTTGCCGCGTTCGCGAGATCCAGCTTCACTTTCGCAGGCGTCTCGTATAGACGAGTCGCCGCGCTCGCATTGGCGCTGTTCGCCGCCGCAACCTGCGCCTTGATATCGGCGAGAGCTTTATCCTTGAGGGTAGGATGGACCTCTTGGAGATCAAGGATCTTCTGCTGCACCTCCAGGGCTTGCTGCACCGCGAGATTCGTTCTTGCCCCGGCCTCGCTGGTCTCCGCCCGGGTCTTGCCCAGCCCCGCCAGTGCTATCGGACGAGCTAGATCCTCCGTCACCACTTCCTTCCGGGCTTCCACTCCTGCCTTGGTCGCTTCGCTGCCTGCCTGCTCGATCTTCGATCCTGCCGTGGCGCCCTTCAGGATGCTATCCATCGCAGTCGGATCCATACTGGTGAGCATCATTCCCAGGCCCAGGATCCCATTCTTGGTATCCTGCTGCACCCGGGGTATCATGGCGCGGAGGCCCTGCGCTATGTCCCCCCGTCCTGAGTTCTCCACACTCTTGGCCACATGCTCCATCTGGGCAATCGCGTTCGGGGCATCTCCCTTCACGGAGGCAGCGAGCGCAGGAGCGAGCCCGAACACGAGAGCCTGCTTCTCCTGTGCCGAAGTTGCTGTGATCAGCGGCTCGACTGCTTTCGCAACTTCGGGAAACATGGCCGCGACTTTGATGAATCCCGCTGAGCTAGGACTCACAGTGGCTTCCGCAAGAGCCTTTCTCATGACCTGCTGCCGCTGGAAGGCGAGCGCGTTCTGCTGCATCGTGACGCGGGCTTCCTGGATCTTCAGGTTGTTCAGGTCAGTCGCCTGCGCATTCTGGAAGCCCTGTTCAGCCTGTGCCGAACCGAAACCAGTACGGCCTTGAAGGAAATCCGGCGTCGGTGTCGTAGGATCATCGAGTGGCATGATTACGCTCCTGCGCGCAGCGTGCTGTAGGTGTTCGGGGCGATATCAGCGAGTCCCCCGGATCCGGAAAGACCCCCATAGTTGTAGCCATTCACGTTGTTGTAATAGTTCTGGAAGAGCTTGCCGCCCAGGGTCCCCAGAGTCCCGAAGTTGTCCGCGGAGAGCTGACCTTGGCCCAGCGTAGCGCCTGCGTTGTAGGCCCCCGACTGGCCCATGAGACTAGATATCCCGCTCCCGAACTGGTTGGCCAGCGTCCCCAGATTGTTCGCGAGCACGTTGGACCCGCCGGCCAGATTATTGGCCAGCGTATTCGAGCTGCCCGCGATGTTGCTCCCGGTCTGTCCATAGAGCCCGGCCAGCTGTCCATAGAGGTTCACACCACCCTGTGCCAACTGTCCCGCGCTGTTCTGGCCCAGCCCAGAGAGGCTCCCCAGATTGGTGAATTGTTGCTGGAGCAACTGATTTAGGAGTGCCGGTCGGAACTGCGCGAGCGCCGCCTGCGTGTTTCCACCCCGAAGTCCGCCGGTGGCCGATGCGTTCTGGAGGATGGCGTCCTCCCCCTGTTTCGCGAGAGACTGGAACATCGAGCTGTTCTGCATGCCGGCAATCGCCTGTGCTTGCGCTGCCGGCCCCAAGGCTCCAGAGAGCGCTTGCTGCTGCTGGAAAGCGCCGGCACCGCCCTGAATCCACGGGTTAAGCGTGGACTGAAGGCTGCCGAAGGCCCCTTGCTCCGCCCCGGCAGCTTGCCCAAGCAGCCCTTGCTGAAGCCCTAGGTTCGTCCCGAATTGCTGTTGCTGGCCGCTCGCCAGGTTGTTGTAAGCGGTCTGCTGCTGTCCAGTGGCCTGCCCATAAAGCTGCTTCTGATAGGCAAGCTGTTGCTGGATGGCGGCCTGCCGCTGCTGGTTCGCCTGATCGACAGAGTTGGATTGCGTGTCATTGGACAGAAAGCCACCGAGCGCGGTTCCCAGAGTGCTCCCGATCGCTCCGCCCGCCGGGCCACCGAAGATGTCCCCGGCCAAGCTGCCCAGACTGCCCAAGATATCCCAATCGCCCATGTCCTACTCCTTAGTAGACGATGAATGCGCGGCAGCCCGCCAGGGCCGGCACGTCTGGAAGATTGAAGGTCGTGGATCCGTCCCCCACTCCGTAGCTCGTTCCAATTGCCGTGAACAGATCCGCATAGAGCAACCGGCTGACCGCATCCCCGTTCGCAAGGAGCGCCTGCGGGTGGTCCGCCGCGAACCCGGTGTGCGTTCCCGACTGGCTCCCGCTGGTCGTGATCGCTGTGCCATGTACTGTGGCCGACACGGCGAAAGTGTCCTCATCGAGCACCTGCACGAAATACACCGTGCCCGCCACCAATCCAGTCGGGAGCGCGCTCGTGGTATTGAAGACCACCGCGGCATCCGGCTGAAATCCGTGGGATGGCCACGATATGACGGCAGGTGATGCAATCGTAATCGTGACGGTACTGGAGAGCTTCCCGGCAAATACGAGGTCTCCCGGTTGGAGCCGCAACGAGTTGAAGAGCCCCTCCATGGCCAGCACGATCCGCGGGTCCTTCAGGACCGCGGCGAGCTGCACCCGGGCTGGCGTCGTGAATTTCATACCGACAGTGGCTCTACTTCCGCCTCTAGCTTCAATGCGGTCAACCGGGAACTGCTGTCCCCGCGGAACCGCTGGATCCGATAATTCCGCCACATGCCATTCCGCCACCAGACCAGCCGCTTCGTCCGGTCGCCCCGCTGCCCGGAGTGAATCGGCCGGTCCAGGCTCCACGTCTTGCCGTCCAGAGAGAACGAGGTGGCCACCTGCGGATCCGTATCGGTCGGGACGGAACCGGTCAGGGCCAGCAGCTCCAGCCGGTGAAGAATGGCGCCTCGTCCTTCGTTCCGGAGCAACGGCGTCGAGAACTCCCAGCGCACGTCTCCGCCGTAATGCTGGGAGTCCGTTGTTGACCACGTAGCCAGCGCCGCCGAGGTCGGATCCCCGGAGATCCACTTGTCCGCGATCCGGATCAGATTCGCGGCCCGGTACCGGGAAAACCCGACAATCGCGCTCGTCAGAATGAACCACACCGGCTGCTGTGCTGCCGCAGAGGCCACCGCATCGTAGACGATAGTTCGATCTGGCAGGTTGATGTAGAGGAACTTGGAGCCCCGGTCCACGATGGTCTGCATGGTGACCGCGGCGAGCTGGGCCTTTGTGTACTCCAGGAGCAAGTTGTCGATTTCCCGGCTTGAAATCTGCACCGTCTGGGCGTTGTGGCCCCGGTAGACACTGGGCGCCTCGTTCCGGTCGCCCCCGATAAAGGCCACCGTATCTTGGAAGACGCACGCGGCGCGGGTGCCGACAGCGCCCTTCGTTATGAGCGCCGTGGCCACCCGGGCGAATGGGAAGAACTGGCCCCCGACATTTTGAAAAACGTCAATCTGTGTTTCACTCACCACATGGACTTCGTTCAACACCTTGAGGAGCGCCTTGACCGGGGTGGGCTGATCCGTGCTCCCGTACTTGAGGGGATTCACGGTCGCCGGGTTCGACAAGTTCGTGACGACCACGAAGGTTCCATCCGTCACCATGAAGTACCCGTCAATCCAAAGCATGTCAATCAGGTTGGTCGGCATGTTCGGGTCACTGACGAAAGTAAGGACCGATCCATCCCAGTAGTACAGAAGGCCATTCGAGAGGATCCCCAGCAAATCGAAGCTAAAGTCCATCCGTACCGGGCCGGTGCCGCCCACGTCCCCTAGGACAGCCACCGTCCCGGTGTCCGTGACCTTGATTAGCTTCGTCCCGCTGACCCGGTAGTGGTCCCCTTTCCAGACAATGGCGCCCCGGTCCACGCCCTGCGCAGTGGTAAAGAACTCGATTCCCTCCGCCGGACGCAGATACCCATCCGCGATCCCGTCTTGACCCGGTACCGGGATCATGTTGACGGGATAGGCGATCCGCAGAGCAGGATTCTGATCTGCATAGACGCCCGCCAGGATAGGGATCTGCACCGGCTACACCACCCGCATCCAGATCGAGTTCACGCCATCGTAGCGCATCTTAAACGGAGCGGCCGCGGTGATCGTGGTCGGGGCACCGGCCAGGGTTGTTCCACCCGCGAAGACCGTCAGCGCCGTCACCGTGTTCGTGGTCGAGACCATGACTTCCTGCTTGTCCACCGCGATCCCGGCCGCCGGGAGAACCACGGTCAGGGTGGCGATCGTCCCGGCCGGCTGGAGCAGCAGGAAGACGGATCCCCCAGTGGAGGCTGGCGCTATCGTCACCGTGGCCCCGGTGAGCGGCGAGGCATACTGCGTCACCTTCCCGTCCACGGTCGAGACCTGTCCTGCCACGTAGGTGGCGAGCGCAGATGCCGGGATCCGCCGCGCATCCCCGTTGTTGGCCGAATAGATCGGGATCTGATCCCCCGACGAGAGCGAGGAAACCGAATCCAGGTCAATGATCGGAGTTGGTCTGCGCATGATTACTTGACCTCGAGTTCCCCGTCAGGGCCCACTTCGATTGCGTCGTCATCGTCACTGAGGAAGGGCCGGTTGGTACTGCGCCACGTCTTGTTTCCCGCGCCCGCCGGCATCGTGTTCGGCAACCGCTGGCTGGGCGCCGGCCCGGCGAGCGCGAGAAGCATGTTTTCTGAGTTCTTCGCCTCTTTGAGCAGATCCGGGCCCGCCGTCTTGCCCACGGTGGACGCGAGACGGATAGCCAGGTTGGCGACCACGGCTTCCACCGCGAAATCAGCGAGGCCGGAATCCGTGTTCAGGTTGGAGGTGTTCGGGGAGGACGGAAGGGGATAGCCCAAACGGACGCCCTGAGCTGACCATGCGGCCACCATCATGTCCAGTGTCCGCAGGGCACTCTGGATCTGATCGGGTTGAAGCTCGTAGATGTACGAGGCGAGCCCGATCTTCTCGAAAGCTTGATTGACGAGATCCTGTTTGAGCCATCCCATGTGCTACTTCTTTCCCTTGGTGGGGACCGGGGCCTTGGGAGCCGACGCCTTGACGGGGGCCACGGGCTTCCCGCTGATCGGATCCACCTCGACATCCGCGGCCGGCGCCGGGGCATCGGACGGGGGAGGCCCCCCGGCCGCCGCCAGCGCCTTGGCCGCCGCGTCCGCGGTCGCCAGGGCCTTCGCCGAGGCTTCTTGGAGCGCCGTGTCCGCCGTCAAGACCTTGCTGGCTGCATCGTCCAAGGTCTTCTTCGCGGTCGCCGCCCAGAGCTGTGTGGTCGCCAGCGCCTTGTTGGCCGCCAGCGCCTTGGTGCTTGCCGCATGGAGGGAGGCTTCCGCCTCCGCAGAAAGACGAACGGCTTCGGCCCTCCTCGCGAAGGCGCCATCCGCCGCCGCCTTCGCCGCGTCCAGCTCGCTGTTCGCCGCGTCCGCTGCGGTCTGGGCGTCCGCCAGGGCCTGGTTCGCCGTCAGCGCGCGAGCCGCCGCCGACTCCAGGGTCTTCTTCGCCGCTGCGGCCCGCTCTTCGGGGGTGCTGGTCGGCTCCTTGGCGCCCGGGCTGCCGGCCGCCGCGAGATCCGCCGCGTCGATGGCCTCCACGAGAGAGGGGTACCAACCGCTCCGCATGAGAGCGCCCGCGGCGTCCTCCGATGCGGCAGCCGTCCAGTCATAGGTGTGCCCGTTCGGACCCTGGTGGGGTCCGGGGCACCGGTAGAGAATCGTCGAATCTTCGTCAGCCATGATGATTACCTCGATGGGCCGTCCCGGTCACTGGATCCGGTACGTGACGAAGGTGTTCGCCGCCGTCTTGACGGACAGGAACCGCGCGGCGTTCCCGTAGATCCCACCGGTGGTCGAATGCGCGGACTGTACGATCGCGACTCCAACGATGGTATGGCCGCTGCCCGCCGTGATCGTGGCGGTATCCGCCGCCGCTGCGCTGGTGTTGATGTAGGTCCACTCGAAACCCTGGTTGATCCCGATGCCGGTAGCCGCATCCATGAGAGTACCGGTCGGGAGAGTCAGGACCGCCGTGGCACCGGTGGCATGAGCCCCGGTCAGGAGCCCGATCATGATATCGGACGCCAGAAGCGTGGCGGTCGTGTTGTAGGTGGCCGGCGCCAACTGAGTCCGGGCCCGCAGCGGTTCCGGCTGGAGCACCGGGAGGGACGCCGCCAGCGCCCCCACCGAGTAGAAGACGGGATCCGCCTGTGCCTCGATACGAATGGTGGTCGCCACGGTGTAGGGCCCGAAGACGACTTCATTCCCCTGCACGGCGCCGTTGGTCTCCAGCGTGAACCGGGGCACGTTGGAAGTCGAGGGCCCGCCGACCTGCTTCAGCACCCGGCAACCGCCACCCCCGCCCGCCGTGAAGACGTTCAGATACTGGGAGGCCGGCACAGTGAACTCGACGTTCCCCTGGGGGTAGACCTCCGAGGTGGCCGCCTGGAGCGGCGCGACGGTCAGCAAAATGACCAGAATCAGAGTCATGAACTTGAGAATGGGATGCATTGTTCCTCCTGAGAATCTGTTTACACGTTCGGATACTGGAGGGACGGGGCCCCTGCCCCGCCCCCATTCGGTCAGATCAGGATCAGGTCTGAGAGAACAACGCAATCCCGCACATCTCCGGCTGGAGGATCGTGACGCCGAAGAACACGTCCAGGCGGAACTTGGTCTTCTGGACGTTGATGTCATACTGCTTCTGCATGACGATCTCGATGCCGTTCTCCGTGGTCGAGCGGAGCACCTGCGCGCCGGCCCCTTCCGGGATGGCCAGGCGGCCGGGCATCAGCTCGATGGCGCTCTCCACCCAGAACGGGTTGTAGAAGGCCGCCGTGGTGTTCAGGAACACCAGCGCCGCAGTCGAAGAGGTCGTGACCACGGTGTTCTGGTACTGGAGTTCCGGGTTCGTGTTCCCCTGCGCCGAAATGATCGGCGGGGAGATCGTCATGAGGGTCGAGGAGTCGACCGAGATGACCCGGAACGTTTTGAGGCTGCCGGTGCTCGCCTTCGTGATGTGGTGCGCCTCGTTGACGCCCGCGATGGTGAACGCATCGCCGGCCACCACGCCCGTGGTGCTGGAGACCGTCACCTGCTGATACCGGTTGTCCACGTTGGACCGCTCGCCGGTGGTCGCCACACTGGTGGCCTTGGGCGTCCAGTAGTTGGATGCGCTGGCCCGGGTGTCCATCGTGATCCCGGAACCGGCCGCCGCCGCGGTGCGCAGCGAGTAATCCATCTTGTAGGTCTCGAACGACGCGATCATGCCGACGTAGGCCCGCTTGTAGGCTTCCACCGTCATGTTCCCGACGAGGTTCTGGCGGTTCGCCAGGTCGGTCGCCAGCCCGTTGTAATCCGTGGTGGACAGGGCGAGCTTCCGGCCGGCACCGTCGATCCCGTTCCGGTTCATCATCGCCTCGATCGCTGCCACGTCCGCGAACCCGGAGGCCGCGGTGGCCTTGGTGACAACGAGGGTGCCCTGCTGAGTGGCCTTGGTGAGCACGGCCACGTTGATGTCGCTCGCGAGCTTCTGCCGGGCGGATTCACCGAGCCGACCTTCCTGGAGCGCATCCCGCATCTCCGTTGCGGTCATGAGCCACGGGACTGCACGCTGCGTGTCGATCCGCGCCGGCACCGACAGTTGCGTCTGGACGCCGAAGTTCGGAGTCATGTCGGATCCGGAGTACGAGGTCATGATGTACGGCTGGGGGCGCCAGAGGGTGTCCCCGGCCCGCTCCATCTGCACCTGGCTGGTCTTGTAAATCTTCACCGCCCGGGACAGGATGAGGGCGTCTTCGAAGCCCTCCACGATCTGCTCGAACGCGACGATTTCCTCTTTCGAGAAATTGTTGGTGGCCATGCTCTACCTTTCTTCAGGCCGCCTGCCGCTTCTTCCGCTTGTACTCGTTGACCTTCGACAGATCCCCGGTCTTCGCGGCTTCCGCTCGCAGACGATCCAGCGTTGAATCCACCGTCCCGGAAGTGGGGCCGGAACCACCGACCTTCTTTTCGGGGGGCGGGATGGGGGTTTTCTTCTTCACGTTGATGCGGGCCTCCAGCCTTGCGATCTTCGACGCAAGGAGAATCGGGTCCATGGTTTCTCCGAACTCCTGGGCCAGCTTCGGATTCTGGCCCAGCGCCGCCACCACCCTCGCAGGGTTCTCTGCGACATGGATGATAACGTCTTGCTGTGAAGGATTCAGCGCCCCGCGCACCACGGTCTCCAGCTCCTCATAGGCCGGGAGTTGCCGGGCAAGCTCCTCCTTGGATCGGCTGTACACCGAGCGGCGTTGCGCCCACGTCTCCTGTGCCTTCTGCGCGGCGATGGTGGCGGCCTGATCGGCTTGCGCCTTCTGGGCAACCGCTGTCTTCCACGCATCCAGCTTGGCCTCGAACACCTCCGGGTTGTAGTCGCATGATTCGAGAGTCGGCTTCTCCCCGGGGTTGGGCGCGGTTGCCACTTGCCCCTGGGAGTCGAGCTTCCTCTTGAGTTCTGAAGCTTCCGCTTTCGCGGCAGCAGCTTCCTTCCGGAGTCTTGCCCAAGCGGCAGCATCCTTCGGGGCGGGCGATGGCGCCGAGCCCTCCACAACGAGTTCAAACTCGCCTTGGTCCTCTTCCTCCTTGGTCGCAACGCCCTTGCCGTCAGCTGGTGCGGTCGGGGCGTCGGGGGTCTCCGTTTCGGTCTCCGCTTCCTGGGTTTCCTCTTCGGTCCCCTGATCCCCTTCCGCCTGCGCTTCGGGGGCTTCTTCTGGGGTCTCCGCGCCGTCTTCCCCCACCTGCGGGTCGGTGGTCGTATCCGTATCCTCCGGCTTGCGGGCCGGGTCCGTCTTGGTCACTGGCCTTCTCCTTGCGTTCCTGGCGCGGGCGGCATGGGAGTAGTCAACATCTCATGCACACTCTTCGCCGCGTCGACCGCCGCTTTCCTGCGGTCGAGGTCGACGCCTGCGAGCGCCACAATCGTATCCGCCTTCACCTTGTCGGTCTGGGCCACCGTCTTGGCCGCCTCGTGCATCACGTTCTGCGCCTTCGCGCGGGCCTCCTCCGCCGCCGCCAGCAAGAACTGATCGTTCGGGGAGGGCTTGGCGTTCTTCGCCTCTTCCGCGAGAGCCTGCGCTTCCTCCGGAGTCGGCTTCAAGACGCCCTGCTTGACCAGCTTCGACCGGCTCCAGGCCCGGATATCCTCGATCCCCTCGCCCTCCATTTGGAGCAGCGCGAAATTGTTCAGAACGGCCTGCGTCTCCGGGTCTTGCGTGGTCGCCATCATCTGGAAACACTTCTGTAGCGCCGCTTCTCGCTTGGAGATCGACGAGGGGCCGATGGTGACCACCACATCGAAGGCCGCCCGACTCATATCGTTGGCCAGAGTGATCCGGCCATTCTTCTTATCCATGACGGGTTTCTGAAGCTCAATCTTTCGCACTTCCTTGCGTGGCCCGATCCCCTTCATATCCCGGCCCCTCTGCGTATATAGGGTCCGCGCCATGGACAGCCAGATTTGAGCAGACCGCCGAATCGCTTTGCCCATGTTCGAGATGTAGATATAGGACTTCAGGTCCACCCGCTGCTGGATGGCTTCCGCAGTCTTGCCGGCGACATGAGAGACCATCTTCTCCGCCTGATCGGAGTTGCCAAGGATCTCCTTCATGTCGGTGTCGGCCACCTGGAGGAGAGCGCCGAGGGCTTGGGGCACACTGGGGGACTTGGTGTACCCGACCGGGCCGGCAGAGACGATCTGCCCGGAGGCATCGGTCAATGGGTTCAGCATCAGGAAGGGAAGTGGCTCCGTGTTATCCTGCGCCCACGACATCTGATGTCCCTTGATCTGCTCCGGGGCAACGATGGGCTTTTCGATGGTCGAGTAAGCATTGATCTCCGCTAGCCGGGAGAGGCCCATATTCTTGACCCGCTGGCTATCCTTCGCCAGCCGGGTATGCCCGCGACACCGTTCCACATTGTCGACGAAGAGATGCTTCCCGTAGACCGGTACCACGGGGATCTCTCGTCCTGCGATATATCCGCAGTCCTCCATGATGGAGTTCCCGTTGAGGATGTACTTGTGGACCCGGCGGCGGGTGGCACGGCGAGTCCGGACCCGCTGAAAGCCAGTATTTTCGAGGGTCCGGAGAGTCTCTTCGTCCAGCTCCGATTCCGCGAAAATCTGCTCGTTGTCCACCGCATCCCGGTACGTGTAAACGGTCTCGTGAGTGGTCTCCACCACGAAATACTCCGCGATGTAGATGACATCCGGCGTCAGCCAGTCGTGCTCCCTCTGGTGGATGAGCTTCTCCCAGGTGGCCACATCATCGTCGGGATACCGGCGCGCGTACTCCTCCCGGGTCAGCGAGGAGACGATGAAACAGACCCGCGCATCGGACTTGTCCTGCCGCTTGGCGTCGAGATCGAAGAAGACGGAGGAGTCGGCATCGAAGATGGGCTCGATCCGGATGCGCTGGCGGCTTGAGGACGAGTCGGATGGGGAGGAATCGTCGTCCTCGTCCTCATCGTCGTACTCGTATTCTCCGCCTTCCTCGCACTCGCGTTCCGCCCGGAGTCGCCATGCACCGAAGCCGCCGGCCACCGCTTCCTCGAAGGCATTGTTGTAAGCTTCCTCTGCCACCGAATCCTGCTCGTCCGCCCGGTGGAGAGCCGCGCAGGCGTCGGGCAGGCCGTCATCGGTGGATCCGTCCTTCGCGATGAACTCCGCGGCGATAGCGTTGTTCCGGTAGTCAATCTCGATCTGGTCGATGGCCAGCGCCACCTTGTTGACCTCGAATTTCGGCTTGTTCGCGAATTGCATGCCGAGTGGTCCTTCCCACTGGGCACCGGCCACGAACGCGAAACGCCGGTCTTGGAGGCACTGGACCCGTTCATCCCGAAGGGCGGACTGGATGGCCTTGTACTCCTGCATAGCCAGTTCATGGATTGCATGGAGCTTGGATTCCTTGGAAGGTCTCGACATGATCAGGCCGCCCCCCAGAAATGACGGATCGGAGGTACATAGGTGTCTTCCTCACTGAGTGGCTTCCCTTGCTTGAACCGCCGAACGCTCTCCACCGCATACCGGAGGGCTTCGATGGTGTGGTTCCGGCCCGCCGGTAGGGTCGGGAGCACCTTCCCCGTCAAAGGATCGATGGGGTGCTTGTACGCCTTGAACTCTTCGGCGACCTTCGGGCAGCGTGGATGGATGACGATATCGTATCCCCGGAGGAATTCGATTCCCTCCATCACGCTTCCCGCGCCGCGGACAGCCGGAAAGACCTTCAGTCCGTGGCGCCGCAGACTCATGATCCGGTCTTTCCGGTCGGGCCCTGCCACGATGTTGTAGACTTCTGCCTGGGGAATGGTCAGGAAGAGATCCGGTGTGTCCTCGATCTCGCATTCGGTCGCCCACGCCTCATAGTCCACGAAAAGCCGCCGGCCCTCGATGAAGCACCGGACCAGGACCGTAGGATCGGGGCTGAAGCCCCAGTCCGCCCCGAACCGGAAAATCGCGTCCTTCGGGGTTTCGAACTCCTCCACCCGCCAGTGGCGAAATATTCGTGCTTCCGCGTGCTTCTCGTAGTCACCACCCCACACATGAGCGAACTTGATCGGGTCATTGATCCGGTCCCATTCGGCTTCAGCACGGAGAGCGGCGGAGGCGTGGGGATTCTGACCGATGTTGACTTTGATGACGATGGAATTGGGGGACCGCTTCGGGCCGCAGAGGAGCTTGTCCACCGGATCCTCTTCGGACTGAGGGTTCCACGTGAACCAGATCTCACTGTCCGGCCGGCGGATGGTGGGACGGAGGAGTTCCATCGACCGCTTGGAGAGCACCTGTGCCTCTTCCACCCACGCGCAATCCATCCCCTCCAGAGACTTGATGGATTCTGCCGTCGAGTCGGACATGCCCTGGAATAGAATCACTCCCGATCCCTTCCGGGAGCGGATTTCGGTGCCTTTGATGTCGAAGTATGGTTCCAGACCCATCTTCTTGATCTTGTCCTCGAAAAGTTTCTTGACCGAATCCTTCAGGGACCGCTGGACTTCACGGATACAGACTAGATTCCTATTCTGATTCCGAACCTGCGCCACCAGCTGGAGTTCCACCACCTGATGGCTCTTGCCGCCTCCCCGGCCACCGAGGATGCCCTTGTATCGGGCTGGGCGCAGGAGAGGGATCGCCCAGTCCAGAATCTTCAACTTCAGTTTCTTCCGGGTCTGGATCCCCATTGGCGGTCTTCCTCTTGCCCTTGGGGGGCTTGGTCTTGGTGGATGGATCAGACGGGACCTTCGGCGCCTTCGTCGGGACCACTTCTAGCTCGATCCCGCCCACTTCCTTCTCGTCGTCGGCGCCGCCCTTCCCATGAGCGCCCTTCCACTTGGCGTTGTGCCGCATCCATTCCAGGCCGTCGATGGTCTTCCCCTCGATGCCCCGGTTGTATATGGCCTCCCCCATCCGAAGGATGGCCATCCCCCTCCCGATCTTGACCTGCTCCGCGTACCGGCCGCCGGGTTGAATCTCCTCGATCGGCACTTTCGCCAGGACGGCGATGTACTCCAGGGGGACGCCCCGCCCGGCCATATGGCGGATCTGCTTCACGGTGAGGGAGATTCCCTCTTCCGGAACCTCGCGAGGATTGGTCTGGAGCGGGATTTGGCCATCCTTACGGGGTCGGCCGACCGGCTTGTACGGGTCTCCCTGGCGGCGTCTTCGTCGGGGCATAGGATTGGGCCTCTTCCCCCAGTGTAAACACTACCGGCCGAGTCCGTCAAGTGGGATGGCGTTTACACGGGTTGAGAGGGCTAAATCATGGGTTATTCGAAAGTGGGGGCGCTGGGAATAGGAAAATCGGGGTTTGAAAAGGTCGGATTATTGAGATCATGCGGGGGATTCGAGCCGTAGAAATGTCGGAACGCATGATCCCGCCAAAATACACCTCCATGCTGATGCTGCTAAGCACATAGCAATCCCCGCGCCCCCGCCAGGGGGGTGACCCGGGGACCCCACCCGTCGGCACTTCCACATGTATCGAAATGTCGAATGCTTCGGGCTCACACGACATCATTTCATCATTCGTTCATATGATCATTCGAATGCATGAACGGTTGAACACTTCAACGATTGAACATATGAATCGCTGTTCATTTACATGTATCGGAGGAAGATATGAATGGGCGTTCATCTCTTTCTTATCGAGTCGAGAGACGCGTGATAGAGTCGGATTAACGTATAGTGGACCCTGCAACTCTCGTGCCATCATACCATGAGAAATATTTGTTTAAACATCTTTACGCCATAGTGCCGATAGCGTATTATGTAATAGACGAGTAAACCGAACGCCCGAACCAGGAGAGTGACAGAATGAACGCTCGCTGTGACTGGTGTGGAACGAGCCACGCCGAATACGTCATCTTCGACGTAAGGGCCGGTAGCATCGGCCGGTGCTGCATCGAATGCTCTGATCAGGTAGAGAAGACAATCGAAGCAGCCGGCACCAAGTCTATCGCTCTGCTCTTCGAACCCGTTTACACGATCTGACCGAGCCAAGGAGACAGAACACAATGGGCTTCCGAATCACCGCTTCATCCAAGTCACGCAAGCTTTCCTCCCTCATCGGTACTGCTACCACACCCAGCACGCGAGAAGAGTGGCTCGCTCGCCTCGCCGCTCTCCTCCGGCCGATCTTCCAGGCCGCTGGCGCCGTCATCCCGCAGAACATCAGGTTCTCATGCGGCTGGCCTGCCGGCTCACGGGGTAATACCCTGAAAGCGATTGGTGAGTGCTGGTATCCTGCGGCCAGCGAAGACGGCCATTACGAGGTATTCGTCTCACCCGCTGTAGGGACTGGGCTCGAAGCCGCTGCCGTCTTGCTCCACGAACTGATACACGCTTCGCTCCCGCAGGAAGCCGGACACGGGCCGGTTTTCAAGGGCCTGGCGACCAAGCTGGGGCTCGAAGGAAAGATGACGGCCACTATCCCGGGCGAGGCGCTCGCGACTGCCCTAGCGGCCCTTTGTGACGGGATAGGGCCCTATCCTCACGCGATGCTACGCCGTGGCGAGGCGGCGGACAAGCCAAAGAAGCAGACGACCAGAATGATCAAGGTTGTCTGCCCCGCGTGCGAATACACCGTAAGGACCACTCGCAGGTGGTTAGGGATCGGAGTCCCGACCTGCTGCTGCGGGGAAGAAATGGTTGCGGAGACCGGAGGGGAAGACGGAGACGGAGACGGAGACGGAGAGTAGGACCGACCGACAAGGGAGCCCGGCCGGGCTCCCTTCAACCGAACCAAGGAGGAACGACAATGAACACGCACCAAGGAGGAACCTCGCAATTGCGCCGTGCCTGCGCTCGTGCCATTCGTCTCGTGCGCCGCTACCTCGAAGCCAGCGAGCGGGCCCGCGCTGCCGGGGACGACCCAATCGAACCTCGCGAAAGGGCGCTCGAAATACCATGATATACAGAAAGCAAGATACGCGCCAACAAATCATGAGAAATATTTGTTTAAACATCTTGACTCGAACATACCGATAGCGTACTATGTAAGAGAAGGACAACGAACCCGGCCGGCCGGGGCGGTAGAATCTGACGGTCCGCGATGCGGGCAGGAGGTAAGTCGTGACTCCGGTTGGAACGTGCTATTACGGGCATACGTCCCCGATGGGGCGCTGCGCCGGTTGCGGGGGAACTGGCCCTCGCAGCCACTACTCCGTAGAAGGGGCGCTGGCATCTCTCCGAGGTGTCCGTCGGCTGTTGGCGCTGGCCTATTGCACCGACAGCCGAGCGCCGCGGCTGTACAGGCAGAAACTATACGGCTACCGCCAGGCGCGGCGGCTGCGCGGTCCGGTGCAGCCTCTCCCGCTGCCGTAGAATCACTGAAACGACTAGCACCACCTCGCTCATGACCCGGGGGTCCGATCCTCCGGGTTCTCTCTTTCCCGGGCGTCCGATACGTTTAAACAGGGTCCGCGCCCCCGATAGCCCGCGAAAGCACCACTCACCTACCAGTTTCCGGGGGTTTCCAGGATGGTTTCCGGGATCAAGGCGGGTCAGGATTAGCCACCGGAGCCTTTCTTCCGGGTATTCCAGGTTCTTTTCTTAAGTAGTAGTAGTAGTAGTAGTAGTAGTAGTAGGTAAGATAAGGGGACCCCCCATCCCATCCCGGAATCCCGGAAACCAGACGAACCGGAGAAATCACGTGGTTCTGCTCTGCATACGGCTTCTGCACTCTTCAAGTGTCCGGCCGACACGAAAATCCGCTCGCCGGGCACTCTATAACCCTTGTAGCACTTCCGGATTTCTGCTAGATTGTATCTGGTATGCCCCCGGATTAGATCCGGATTAGATCCGGATTAGATCCGGTATCCTTAAACGGAGGTAAACGCTATGCCGCGTTCCTGGGTCACGAAATCTTTCCAGCTACTCCCCGCGCAAGCCGACAAATTGCGGATTCTGTCCTACCTGACTGGTGTACCGGAGGCGGCGCTTGCCCGGCAAGCTCTTGACCAGATGTTCCGGGAACCGATCAACGCTGGTCAGATTGCGAATGCCGGGAACATCCCTCCGGCAGTCAAGCGCGGTCCCCGCCCGGTCGACCCGCTCGAGCTGGTGCGGGGGATCATCCGTCGCAAGGTGAGCTTCCCCGGCGCATACCTCTGCTTGGATGGTAGCACCGCTACTCTGTGGCTGTCCCGCGAGAACCGGGCGCAGTACCTTGATCGGTGGCAAGTGTCGAAGGATCAAGCGGCCAAGCTCCTCCGATCGGATGTAATTGACGAGCGGGATGGAGTGGAAATCGACGGAGACGAAAATTTCTGAAAAATAGTCTTGACATGACCGATACCAGGTAGCATACTGTGATAGTACCGAAACCGCACGAACCATATCCCGGAGGAGTCCGATGAACTACCGCCCTCACCACTCAATCGAAATTACGCGCCGCTTTCCCCGTCTTATCCAAGCTATGAAGCAGGTGGCTATCCTCTCCACCGGAGAAGCCGCTTGCGCTATCCGGGACTACCTCGACCCTAACGGGGACCGATGGGGCGCCCATCGGTGGGGCGGCGGAGAAGCGGTCGTTCACTTCGGAGGGCCGGCGAAGGTTATTGAGCGCGCGATTCTGCTACGGCACGGGTGGCGGCGGTCGCGCTGCGGAACGGAGACGGACTACTCAAATCCCGCGAACCTGTAGCTCATTCGGGGGAGCCTACCCCCCATCATGTTTAAACTACCTTGGAGGTTCTTACTCTATGAAAAGCGAAGAAGCAGACCGGCTCATCGAGGCAACCGTCTACGGGCGGGGAGCAATGGCGGACTATGGGATACCGGCGCTGGTCCCGCTGGCACAGGAAGTCCACCACGCGCACCGGGCCCTCCGGGAACTCTCCCCGACTGAGGATGTGTGGCCGCGCCCCGACGAGAACAATCCCGTCCTCGTCCACCTTCAGGTGTCCGGCCGAACCTGGAAGCTGCACAAAGGTCCCCTCCCGCCCACTCGGGCGGGATTCTGGGGCACGTCCCGCCTGGCATTCGAGATGACGGTGGCGGACTATCTGATCGTCGCCGCAGAGCTGATCCGGGAAACGATCAGGGCGATTACCTCTTTCGGGGCGGTGAAACATGAAAAGCAATAACAGTATCCGAACCGGCCGGACCGAAACCCGACAAATAGTTCTCATATCACGATCATGTTTACACGATCTGGAGGATTCCACATTATGAAATACATTGACAAATTGCGAAATACGGAAGCGTGTGAGCCGGCCCTGACCTTTTGCGCGGCACACTCCACCCTACAGAGAGCGTGGGATGCGTGTCCTGATCCCCGGTGGATGTTGTGGCTGCTAGGCCGGACCCGTACTACCATGCGGGACGGGAAGAAGTATGCGGAGCTTGCCGCCAGATTCGCAAAGCGGGCGGCGGTGGCGTGGGCGGCGGCGCGGGCGGCGGCGGAGGCGGCGTGGGCGGCGCGGCCGGCGCGGGCGGCGGCGCGGGCGGCGGAGACGGCGGAGACGGCGGAGACGGCGGAGACGGCGGAGACGGCGCTAAAGGAAATGGCGGATGAGGTTCGCGCGGCATTCCCCCGGGCGCCGCGTCTGAAATAGTCCCGATACCCCTAGAGGGGACCGATCCGCGGTCTCCCCCGGTTCATGTTTCAGGAGCGTTTAAACTACTTCTTTGCAGGTGACGGGTCCGGCTACGCGGTTATCGACCCGTCTGGTGCATATTGTGGCGATTATCGGTGGGTCCGATCCTTCTCTCGTAAGGCTCGGGCGGTTCGGTTCGCGTTCGATCATACGTGTACGGAATGCCACCAGCAGAAATCATGTGGCAAGAAAGGATGCGACGAATGAAATACATTGACAAATTGCGGAGTATGAAAGCGTGCGAACCGGCTCTAGAGTTCTGTGAGGCGCATCCCACTCTACAGAAAGCCTGGGATGCGTGCCCCGATCCTCGGTGGATGCTGTGGTTGCTAGGCCGGACCCGTACTGCCGCACGGGACGGGAAGAAGTATGTGAAGCTTGCCCGCGGCTTTGCCAAACGGGCGACGGCGCGGGCGGCGGAGGCGGAGGCGACGGCGTGGGCGGCGGAGGCGACGGCGCGGGGGGCGGCGGAGGCGGCGGCGCGGGGGGCGGCGGATGCGACGGCGCGGGGGGCGGCGGATGCGACGGCGCGGGCGGCGGCGTGGGCGGCGCGGGCGGCGGATGCGACGGCGCGGGCGGCGGCGGATGCGACGGCGCGGGCGGCGCGGGCGGCGGCGGAGGCGGCGCGGGCGGCGCGGGCGGCGGAGGCGGCGGCGCGGGTGGCGGATGCGACGGCGGAGGCGGATGCGACGGCGGAGGCGGATGCGACGGCGCGGGCGGCGGAGGCGACGGCGCGGGCGGAGGCGGCGACGGCGCGGGCGGAGGCGGCGATGTGGGCGGCGGCGCGGGCGGCGGAGGCGACGGCGCGGGCGGCGGAGGCGACGGCGCTAAAGGAAATGGCGGATGAGGTTCGCGCCGCCTTCCCTCGGGCGGCGCGTCTGAAATAATTCCCTCTTGACAAGTCCTCGGGTGTCCATCTACATTATCGGTAGTATTCTGCTTTCATGAGAGGGGGTGTCCAATGAGTCGCAAACCGATATATTTCGACGGGGTGTCGCCCGGGGCAATTGACCGGGCGGTGACTCAGGCCCAGCGTATCGTGGCCCGGTTTGGCGGGGCTGTGAGACTCGCGGCCCTCCTCCGGGATGCGGGGTGGCCGATCTCCACCAGTGCTATCTACCGGTGGACCGGCCCCCACCAGAGCGGCCTGATCCCTTCCAAGTACATCGGCATCCTCCAGAAGATAGCATGGGCCTACCATGTCCGCCTGACCGATAAGGACTGGAGCCCAGTCCCCAAACAGGATAAATGAACCGGCATTCATACATGCCGGAAGGGAGCGTTTAAACCATGGCAAAGAAAGATCCGATCAACGGTGAACAGTTGTCCATCAGCCAAGCTCTGAAGGACATCAAGCAGAGCGTATTCTTCGAGGGGAAATTGGGGAAGTATGATCCCAAGACGGAGCACCATCACAACACGATCGCCTGGGGGCGCGTGTTCGCGGAGACGTGCGCCGCCATCCTGGCAGACCGCGGGATGAAGTTCTCTCAGGCGACACTGGATGTGGTGGGGAAACACATCAATCTCTCGTCATTTCAGAGAGCCGTTCACGTCGAGCGGGATTACCGGGATGGGGCCGCGGAAAGGCCGATTCCGAAGCTGAAGAACAAGGCGAAGATCGTCACCCGGAAGCGCCCCAACCCGATCGACGGCGGCATGAGGAAGCGGGTAGACCCGATCACGGGAGAGCCCCTTCCGCCGAAGAAGGTCAAGGCGAAGAAGCCGGCGGCCCCGAAGAAGGAAGCCAAGGAAGCGAAGCCGAAGAAGGTCGCCGCTCCCAAGGCGAAGAAGCCGGCCGCTCCGAAGAAGACCGGACCCAAGCCGGCCCCCATCCCGGAGGAAGCGGATCCGATCACCGGCGAGCCGGAGGCGGATACCACTGAGCTTCAGGTGGAGGTGTGACGCGCAGGAAGTCACCGGCCCCTGACCGGGTGTCCAGTCCCGGGCGACGGGTGTCCGCAGATCCTTTGTCCGTGCCCTGTCCGGACTGCGGAGCGGATCCCGGACAGATCTGTGACCGGCTGGCGAGGTATGGTCCCTGTTATGCGCGTAAGCTCGCCGCGCAACGGGCGAAGGGGAAGTAACCGGGACACCCGGAGACCGTCTCCGGGTGTCTGATCCTTGGAGGGAGCATGAGCAAGGCAGATCAGATCCGACTGGGGCAGATTCGGATAGCCCGGGAGAACGCGCGGGGGTCTACCGGGACCTTCGCGGCAGCCTACAAGCGAGCCATCGGGCCCGATCTCGATTTCCTGCTGGCGACTGTCGAGGAGCAGCGGCAGAAGATCGAGCGTCTGGAAGGAAAGGAGACGCATGAGAACGTGTAAACGGTGCGGGGCTCCCCTGGAGATGAGCGCCACCGGGTATTGCCACCCGTGTTGGCTCCAGCGATGCCACTCGCAGCAGAATAGAATTGCGGTCACCAGTCTGGTGGTTCTGCTGCTACTGGCCCTGATTTCCCTGATTTGCCAGGTCTTCGGGGGTGCCCAGTGAAGCAGCAGCCCCACCGGTGTTGCGAAAAGCCCGGGAACCTGCGGGCGGAGTGCGGCTCTCTGGGGGAGTCCTGCGGCTGTCCTTGCCACTTACCGGCAGGGGAGGCCCAGCGGCGGCACGAGATGGCTCGCCCAACTTGGGTTGCGCCAGTCATCCCCGTAGAGCGCCGCGGTCATCCTCGATTCCATGAGTTGCTGGCGGAGATGGCCGCCATGCACGTCCGCAAGAACTCCGACTACTCCCAGGTGTCCGACTCGCTCAGCAATTTCCGCATGTGCGAGTCCTTCGGGGCGGAGGCGTGGAGGGGATGCCTCGTCCGGGTGAGTGACAAGTGGGCGCGTGTCCAGAGCTTGGCGGCCAAGGAGGTCCACGGGGAGGCGCCGGCCGTGCTGGAAGAGGCACTGAACGACACCCTCATGGACCTGGCCGCTTATGCGCTGCTGGTGCGGATCCTGCGGGAAGAGGCTGAAAAGGATCGGATGGCCGAAGAAAACATGGAAGCGAAACCAAGGTGAGCGCCTTCTACGGCGGCATTGATCCCGGGTTCACCGGCGCTATTGCTGTCCTCTTCGAAGATCCCCACCGTGAGATATGGGATATGCCGGTGGTCGGGGCGGGGAAGCATCGACGGATTGACCGGGGGAAGCTGCGATCCATTCTGGTCGAGGTACAGGAGGCGTGTTTCAACGGAGAGCAACTGGTCTTCGTTGTTGAGAAGGTGGGTGCTATGGGGAAGGCGGATCGGAAGGAGGGGACTTCCTCCATGTTCCGGTTCGGGCAGGGGCAAGGGGAGGTCTTGGGCGTTCTTACTGGCCTTGGAATCGCAACTTTCGAGGTCGCGGCGCCGGTGTGGAAGGCGCAGGCCGGGCTGATCGGGGCGGATGACCGCGAGGTGTGTAAACGGGCTGCCAGGTTCTTCCCCCGGGCCACGTTGTTTGGCCCGCGGGGCGGGCCACTGCACGGCCGGGCGGATGCTCTTTTCTTGGCGGCTCATGCCCGGCGGATCGTGACGGGAAGGGGGCTGGGAGAGTGAGGTGGGAGGAGCTTCTCAGCGTGGAATTCGCGTGGCGGCGGCCGGTATCGGATGGGCGGAATAGCTCTCGGACAGCGCAGCTCATCGCGGAGTTGCAGCACCAGGAACGGGTACAACAGCGATGGGAAGACTGGGCACGGGCGCAGGCGGCGCGTGTCCTCGATCAGCAGGAAGGGGATGGACCGGATGGACGATAGAGAACGGAGCACGGGCGCACTTTGCGCGTGTCCAGCGGGCAAGTTGCACGAGCCCGATTGCCCAATTCTTCTGGCCCTCCAGCCGATCCGGGATGCGGACGGCTCTTCCTCGGTTAGCAGCGATATCGCCCGGAACGGTGTCCGCCAGCGGATAACTCACTCTATGGAAATCATGTTCCGGGTCCGGCCCGGGTCTCTCCGGCGTGTCCTGAAGCGGGAGGGATTCTCGGAGGATGCCATTGCGGACGCGATCTCCGATGCCGTCCTTCAAGCCCTCGACGATGCGGGGTGTCTGGCCCAGTATCGGTTGACCGTGGAGCTGAGCCTCTCCCCGAAGTCGACGGGGCAAGTGGCGATTGCCAAGCGGCCGGGGAAGTAGAAGTAACCTTTTGCTACGAACCAACCAAGGAGACAAAAATCATGCGTTGCCCTGATTGTAATAAGTTCGTTGCGTTCGAAGAAATGGACCCGGAGGTTGACCTGTCCGTTGACGAGGATGCGAATGTCTCGGCGGAGATCCGCATCGTGAATAGCTGCGCGGAGTGCGGCACGGAGCTGAAAGAAGCGACTTTCGATCTGGAGCAGGACAAGGCGGAGGAATGTGGGGACCATATCGGAGAGGGGCATTCCCTGGAGATCGAAGAAGAGGATCCGGAACGGGACCAGAAGTCAGAGGGCAGCAAGAATCCGCGCTACGCCAAGACGTTTTACGGTTTCCGGGTGGCCTACGTCATTTCATGCGGCTGTAGCGAAAAGGAGCCGTTCAAATGCCAGGGCGAGTTGAGTGACTACGTGCAAGCATCCGGGATGGATGAGCTGACCTAAGATGTCCCCTCCCCTCAAACCGTGGCAGCCGGAAGGCGTCCAGTTCCTCATGAAAGGGCGTATCCGGCTGCTCGCGGATGATATGGGTTTGGGTAAGTCATGCCAGGTAGTCGAGGCGGCCCGCCGGTTGGGGCTCAAACGAATGCTTCTACTGTGTCCCAAAACACCGAAGCATCAATGGCTCCGGGAGTTCGACCGGTTCGATCCCGAGCATCCTCCGATCAAGGTCATGCACGGCCTTCGGGATGAGCTTCCCGACGATGGCCATGTGATTTGTACGTATGAATTCGCCCGGGTGCGCGCTCCCGATCTCTGCATTTGGGGCCCGTGGGATTGTCTCGTGATTGATGAATTCCATGAGCTTCGTGGGACCAAGGCGAAACGGACCCGCGCCATCCTTCACCCGACCGAGGGCATTGTGGCGCGAGTCAAACGGATGTGGGCCCTCACTGGTACCCCTATCGCTAATCATGTGGGGGAGCTGTATCCTCTGCTCAAGCTCGCCGGGATTTACCCTCATGATCTCCGGACCTTCGTGCAAAAGTTCTGCTCCACGTACTACGATCAGACGCGGGGGGAAATCAAGATCACCGGCGTCAATCCGCGGAGTCTGCCGGACCTCCATGCACTCCTCGACAACTCTGGAATCATGTTGAGGCGGCTAAAGAAAGATGTGATGCCAGAACTCCCGCCTATCGTCTTCGAGCATGTGGAACTGAAGAAGGGAGAGGTGCAGCTCGAAGCTATCTTCCCTGCCTGGGAATTGACCGGGCGAATGCGGGAGTTGGTGGAGCGGATCGAGGACCAGCGGGCGGCTCTCGGTGGGATCCTTGACGGGATCGAGACGGAGCGATTGACCTTCAGTGAGGGGGTGGATATGCTTGCGGCGCAGGCGGGCTCTATCAGTGAGCTGCGGTTGCTCCAGGGCGCCCAGCGGATTGCCGGCGTCGTCGAACTGATCCGGGAGGAGCTGACGCTGGGCCTGTATCCGAAGATCTTCCTTGCGCCGTGGCATACCATCGTTATTGAGGGGCTCGCGGAGGGCTTGAAGGACTTCGGGGTCGCCAAGGTGTATGGCGGCACCACCGACAAAGGGCGTGTAAACGCGATCGAGAAGTTCACACATGATCCTGAGTGCCGCGTCTTCATCGGGCAGATCAAAGCGTGCGGCCCGGCAGTTAATCTCACAGCAAAGGGTAAATGCCATGAGGTGGGATTGATTGAGCAGTCTTTCGTACCCTCTGAGAACTCCCAGGCGATCACCAGACCCCATCGGATTGGGGCCGTGCGCGAAGTGAGGGCCCGACTCTTCACCCTGGATGACCCCCAGGATAAAAGATTCAACGAGATCGTCTTCAGGAAGAGCATCGAGATAGCTAAGGCGATGCGCGAGAATCTTTTCTTGAGCCACGAGTTTGACCCGATAAAATGACGTTCCTCATTACAGCGCGGAGGCGGCTTCGGGTACTCGTCGCGTGCGAATTTAGCGGCGTAGTCCGACGCGCTTTCCGTGAGCGCGGGCATATAGCGTATTCATGCGATCTGCTACCAGCAGAGGATGAAGGGGAGCATTTCCAGTGTGATGTCCGGGAAGTGCTCTCTCTCTCGTGGGATATACTGATCGCACATCCACCTTGTACCTATCTCGCAGTCAGTGGCGCCCGATGGTGGGCTGGTCGAATGATGGAGCAACAAGCCGCTATAGATTTCGTAGGGGCACTCATTGCATGCGGCATCCCGAGAATAGCAATCGAGAATCCAGTCGGAAAGTTGTCTTCTGTATGGAGAAAACCGAATCAAATCATTCAACCGTGGATGTTCGGTCATGGCGAAGTCAAAGCCACGTGTTTGTGGCTGGCCGGGTTACCTTTGTTGCGGCCTACGATGATTGTATCCGGCAGGGAAGACAGGGTCCATCGCGCTGCCCCGGGGCCGGATCGCTGGAAGCTACGGAGCCGGACATATCCGGGCATCGCTGCGGCAATGGCAGAACAGTGGGGCTGATAGTAGGCTCTGGGTCCGAGTTCCCACCCTTCGAAAATAATTACCAAAATCTTCTTGACGTTCTGGTAAGTGGTCGGTTATGCTGGTCAGGTCAGGAGGACGGAGCGAATGAACGGACCATTCAAGTACGAACTTGTCCAGGCCGTGAAGGGCGAGCACTTCCGGATCAGCGACACTTATGACAGCAGGATCGCGACTTGCTACCTGGAGCAGAACGCCCGGTATATCGTGGAGCAGCTCAACCGGGTGGACAGCTTGACCGCTGATCTGAAGGCCGCCGAAGCGAAGGCGGCAGAGCTGGATTCCAAGTTGCAAGGGGCGATGGTGGCGCTCCGGGACAATGACACGGAGCTGCGCCGGTTAGAGAAGTTGTTGTCCGCCCTCGACGGGAGGACGGCGTGAGACGGGTTGTCCTGGCTGCCCTCCGGAAGAAACGGGGGTATTCCCTCTGGAATCTGGCGGTCTTCTGCCGCCAGCAGCCCGGAGGGGAAGGGATCACAGTGCCCGTCTTATCGGCCTACTTGAACGGGAATCGTCCCATCGGAGACGTGCATTTTCGGATCCTCTGCAAGATGCTTCGGGTGGACCCGCGGGCGGTCATGGTGGCGCGATTTCTCGTCGGGCGGCCCCGGGGGGATGGCAAGTGAACATTTTCAATCTGCACATGGACTTCGCCTTCGGCCTGAACAGGCAAGGCACGATCGAGGTGAGCCCGCAACGGGCTGCCTTCATACGGAAAGGAAATGGAATCATGGGTCAGAAGCTTTGGGGTTTTCATGGTGAAGCGGACACTCCGGCGGAGCTGCTCACACTCATGCAGGAACAGACCGCCAAGCTCCAGGCGATGGTGGGGGGCGCCCCGGCCAAGGAGAAGGCCGCGAAGAAGGAAGCGGCTCCCAAGGAGAAGGAAGAGAAGGCCGCGCCGGCTGGTCCCGCGTCCACGCTGGAGGAAGTGAAGAAGGCCCTCACCGACCTGCGCGACGCCATCGACGCCAAGGAGGGTCCCGACAAGAAGCTCGGCCTCAAGGCGGTCAAGACGCTGCTGAAGAAGTACGGGGTGACGCAGAGCACCGACCTGAAGGAAGACCAGCTCGGCGCCGTCAAGAAGGACGCGGAAGCGGCGATGCCGGAGGCCGGGGAGGACTTCTAGCAGTAGTTCTCGGGGAGGGGCGCGGGACCGGCTACTGGAATGGACGGGAACGCGCCCCACACCGTTTACACGACCTGGAGAGTGACAATGGACCTGCTGGAACCGTGGATGCTGTCGCGGGGCTGGATCTATTGGCGGGGCGTGTGGGTTTTCCGCGGGATTCCAAAATTCAGCGCGGATATCCTGCACATGCTGGCCGGGGTTCTGCCTCCTGGTGGAGTGTATTCGGCAGTGCGAGCGGCAGAGGACCAGGAATCGGGTCCGGTGAACTAGGATGAAGAAGCGGGAGGCGGCGGAGCTAGCGGCGATCGTCGGCAGTGTTCGGCTCGCCCTAGATGTCATTGGTGGCTACCTGAAGGTCCTTGGCAGCTACATGGAGGATATTCTGGACATGGCGAAGAAGGAAGAGCAGCAGCCGGTGAAGGGCTTCCTCAGTGAAGCTCAGCGTGAGAAGTTCAAGCAATTGGTGGCTGAAGGGAAGATCGCTCAGGATCACTTCGACGCGAAGGAACGCGTGACGGCGAAGAAGATCCCGAGGCGGATCCACCCGCCCAAGAAGGAGAAGAAGTGAAGAACTTCCTCGCCCTTCTCGCCACCGTCATTCTGTCCGCCATCGCGGGCATCTTCTGCGGCATCCTCGCCGCCGTCTTCGTGGGGAATCGCCGATGAGCAGCCCACCGATGCGCCCGATGGAAGGTTCGCTCGATGAGTCCGACGAGGGTCACTCCCCGATCGGATTCTCCGGCGCGGAACGGTGGATGGCTTGCCCGGGGAGTGTCGCGCTCATCGCCACCGTCCCCCGCCAGCCGTCCAGCACCGCGGCCGACCACGGAACCCTGTGTCATATGGTGGCCGCTTTTTGGTTGCTCCACGGCAGCGCCCCCCAGGGGACCGATCCCTCGATCGAGAACCTGGTGCGGCCCTACGTTTACACGGTGTGGGGCTGCTTACCCAAGACCGGCGTTTACTCCAAGATCCTCTATCTGGTCGAGGCACGGGTGGCGGCGCCCAACATTCACCCGGATTGCCGCGGCACAGTTGACGCCCTGATCTACGACCACACAGCAAAGATTCTTCAGGTTCATGATCTGAAGACGGGGAAGTGGCCGGTGGATGCGGAAAGGAATCCCCAGCTCATGGGCTACGCCGTCGCGGCTTGTGCCCAGTACAAGTTGAAGCCCGAGCGCATCGACCTGTACATCCATCAGGTTCGGCTCTCCCGGGAACCGAAGAAGTGGTCCCTCGATTCGATGGATCTCGAATTATTCGAAGAGGAGGTCCGGGACGCCATCCAGAAGGTCGAGGCGGAGAAGGCGGTGCTCAACGAAGCCTACCAGAGCGGCGAGGACCAGGAAGAGGGGGCCAGCCGTCTCACCTTGAACGCCGGTGAGCACTGTCATTTCTGTGACGCCAAGCCGATCTGTCCGGCCTTCTCCGTCGAGGCAAAGCGCACGGGAGTTGAAATGCTGCTCCCGGTGCCGGTAGACTACCCCGCGGCGAAGATGGAGCGCGCGGTGGCGTTCGCCCGCAAGTTCTTGCCGTGGGCCAAGGCGCTCTTGGTAATGGCCCGGAACCACGCCCTCAAGGGCGGCAAGGTCCCCGGGAGCAAACTCGTGGCTGGCAAGCGCAGCCGGGTCTACAACGATCCCAAGAACATCGCGGACGAGCTGACCACCGAGGCGGAGCTGGGCGGGCTGGGGCTCCCCGAGGCGGCCATCTACTCCCAGCCGAAGCTCAAGACCGTGAATCAGATTCGGGAAGCCCTGCCCCCAGCACAACAGAAGGCGTTCGACAAGCTCTGGCACTGGGCGGGGGGCTCCCCCCAACTCGTGGACGAATCGGATGAGCGGGCACCCTACAAGGCCCGCGCCGAGGATTACTTCAAGGCCATCGAGGAGGACGGGGGAGAGGAGGAAACCGAAGAAGACGAAGACTCCGAGACCTTTTGACCTCAAACCGTTCAAACCGTACCTTCCCAAAAACCGTAAAACCAGGAGACCATTCATCATGGCAAAGTTCAAGAGCCGCAAGATCCAGTCCCCGCCCTTCGTCCTCAGTCACCCTCACCTGATCGAGCCGCAGGTCCGCCAGCCGCGGCCCGGGCAGCAGCCACGCGAGCCGCAGTATAATTGCGTGGCCATCTTCCCTCCCAAGGATTACCCGATCCCGGCCGGCGCCCCCAAGGGATTCGCCTGGGGCGACCTGACCGAGATGAAGAAGCTCGCCGCGGAGGCGCGGGACGGGTTCTTCAAGACCAAGCCGAAGGGCCTCAAGACCACCTTCTTCAAGTGCGAGGAAAAGTGGGAGGAGAAGGACGACGGGGAAGCCATTCCGGTCCCCGGGTACATGGCTGGCGGCACCTTCATCAACGTGAACGCGGGCACCCGTCAGGCGCCGGATTGCCGGGACCAGCGGATGCGCCCGATTACATCGGCGCAGGTGCTCTATCCGGGCTGCATCTGCATCGGCGTGTTCTCCGCTTACGGCTATGACCAGGAGGGCAACCGCGGGGTGAAGTTCTCCCTGGAATGCCTCCAGAAGATCGCGGAAGGCGAGAACATCGCCGGCCGGGTCCGCGCCGAGGACTATTTCAGGCCGGTCGAGGAGCTGGCCGGCGGCGCCGATGAAGGCGCGACGAACGCCGATGAATTCGGTAGCAGCGAGGACGAAGACGAGAACTTCTGACCTGAGAGCCTACACCGTGTAAACGACCTGGACCCGGGCCTCCCGCCCGGGTCTTTCACTCCCTATGGATATCTGGTACATCGACGCAGAGACCCGTAGCGCATGTGACCTGAAGAAGCGCGGCCAGTACCATTACATGGCCCACCCCTCCACTGATGTTCTCTGCCTTGCGCTGGCGAAGAACGATGAGGAGCCGTTTCTGTGGCTCCCGGAACTCCACAAGCCCGCGCTTGGGATGCGTATGGTGTATGGACCGCCGCTCCCGGAGTTCGTCCATCACGTCAAGGCGGGCGGCGAAGTCTGGGCGCACAACGCGATCTTCGAGCGCCTGCTGTTCCGTCACGTGATGCCGCGATACGGGTTTCCTCAGCTAGCCATCGAGCAGATGGTTTGCACTCAAATCCTCTGCGCCAACATGGCCTTGCCGATGAGCTTGGAGAATGCCGCCGCCGCTCTCCAGCTCCCGGAGCGGAAGGATATGGAAAAGCGGAAGGACATGGTTTACATCTGTAAACCGATTGGGGTGGACCCCTGCATGGGGGAGCCGCTCTGGGCCACCCCCGAGTCGCACCCCCAGCGGTTTGCCAACACTTACGCCTATTGTTTGGGGGACGTAAGAGTTGAGCGCATGATCGCAAAGGAAGTCAAGGCGCTCTCTGCGTTCCGTCGCAAGGTCTACATCATGGACCAGCGAATCAATGACCGCGGAATGCGGATTGACGTGCCGGCGGTGACCATCCTGAAGCGGCTGGCGAAGATCGAGCAGGACCGGCTCAACAACGAGCTGCGCCCGCTCTGCGGTACCACCTTCTCCCAGGTGGGGAAGATCGGGGAATGGGTCAAGACGTTCGGGATCAAGGTCCCCTCTCTGGACAAGCACGATCTGGCTGACCTGCTGGCCCTCCCTGACTTGCCGGCGGAGGTTCGGAAGGCGCTCCTGATCCGTCAAGAGGCCGCCAAGTCATCAGTAGCCAAGCTAGAGGCAATGCTTCAGCGGGTTCAGGAGGACGGGCGAGCCCGGGGCTGCTTCCAGATGGGCGGTGCGGTGAGTACGTTTCGCTGGTCGGGGCGGGCCATCCAATCCCAGAACATGCCCCGGCCAGAGCTGCCGGCCGATCTGATCGAGACGATTCTGGATTGGATTTCGCGGCAGAAGGAAGGGGATGACCTGGAGACCCTGGACGCGATCCGGACCCTATGGGGCCGGCCGATGTCGGTGTTTTCTGATTGCCTCCGGGGGCTCATCGTGCCGACGCCCGGCCACGTTCTGCTGGGGCCGGATCTGGTGTCCATCGAGGCGCTGGTCTCCGCCTGGCTGGTGGGAGATGACAAGAAGGTTGCCTTCATGGCGGCGGGCGGGGATGTGTACAAGGTGGCTGCCCGGCGGATCCTGGGGCTGGGGCCTGATGATCCGGTCACCAAGGTGCAGCGCCAGAAGGGGAAGGTCAGCGAGCTGTCGTCCGGTTATCAGGGGGGTAAGGGAGCGGTTTCGAAAATGTGCATTCAACAAGGGCTGCCCTACCCGGGTGATACCGAGGCTCTTCGGTGGCGGGATATCTGGCGGGAAGCTCATCCTGAATACGTCGAGTACTGGGCGCAGGTGAACGAGCGAGCGATCGAGGCCGTGAAGAACCCTGGCCACCCGTACTCACTGGGGCCGGACGAGGCGCGGCGCGTCACCTTCCTGTTCCGGGGCAAGTTCTTGCGGTGCAAGACCCCTTCCGGGGAAGTGCTCTCCTATCCCTACCCGAAGGTCGAGCGCGGGAAGTTCGGTCACCCTGCGGTCACCTACATGAAGAGCAAGGATCGGCGCTGGTTCCGGAATCATTACTATGGTGGTCATGGTCTGGAGAACATTACTCAGCACGATGCAATGATGCTCCTGGCTCACGGGATGTTGAACCTGGAAGAAGAGGGTTATCCGGTAGTGACTCACGCGCATGACGAGGGGGTTCCTGAAGTCCCGATCCTTGACCCGGAGGCGAGCAGGGCGCGCGAGACGGAGGTAATGGCCCTCTTCACCCGGAGGCCCGAATGGGCCTCTACTCTGCCCTACTCCGCCAGCATCTTCACGGCGGGGAGGTACCGCAAGTGAAAACCTTCCTGGATTGCGCGCTGGAGCTAGCCCGACTGGGGTTCTCCGTCTTCCCGGTGGCCGCGGGGAAGAAGAGCCCGCCCCTGTTCAAGAAGTTCTGGGAGCGGGCGACCACCGACGAGAAGATACTTCGTGAGATGTGGAATTATGACGCGGACATGGATTCGGCTGCCGACCACAATCCCGCGATCTCTACCACCAAGTACCAGGAGCAATACCTCATCGTGGTGGACGTGGACCCGAAGCACGGCGGAGACGCCACCCTGGAATCACTCCAGGTCATCGAAGGGTACGATTTCCCGGTGACCTTCACCCAAGCCACACCATCGGGCGGGCGCCACCTCGTTTACACGGCTCCAGTGGGCTGCTCCGTGGCAGCCGGCGGTCTGGGAGAAGGGCTCGACATCCGGAGTCACCACAACTACATCCTGGGGGCCGGCGCGGAGATCGACGCCGGGACCTACACGCACAACGGGAAACCGGTAGCCCCGGCGCCAACCTGGCTGGTCGAGTTCGCCTACCGGCACCCGCCGGCAGAGTCCAGGGTGAAGGGGGATACTCCCCCGGCCGTCGTGGATCGCCGCCAGGCGCTCCGGAAGACCCTGGACTACCTCAACGGCCTTCCACCTGCCCCGGAGCGCCAGCGGGACGCCCTGTGCTATGTGGCGGCCTGCCGGCTCCGCGAGTTTGGGCTCTCCCAGGACGATGCCACCGAGCAGATGGATCTCTGGTGGCGGCGGGACGGCGACTTTGGCCAGGAAGAGGTGGCCCACGCCGTGGCCTCTGCCTACAAGTACGCCCAGAGCCCTGCGGGCAGCGCGGCGCCGGAGTCCTACTTTACCCCGGTGGGGGAGGAGCCAGAACCGGAGAAGCCCAAGGAAGAACCGAAGGACACGCCGGAGAAGGAATCCGGTACTGGCGAGTCATCGGGTACCCCGATGCATCTCATCAATCGCAATCACGCCTTCGTGATGGTTGGGAACAAGGCTCGAATCATGTGGGAGGACATTGACCACAAGGGACGCCCTCGCCTGGAGTTCATGAGCAAGGAGGACTTCTTCCTGAAGCACCTTGGGGAGCGGATGCTCTCCCAGGACGGGAAGAAAATGCTCTCCGTGGCGGAGCAGTGGCTGGGCTGGCAGCACCGGCGGTCCTATGACGGCACTGTGTTCGCCCCCGGCGGCGCTCCGCCTCGTTTCTACAATCTGTGGCGGGGGTTCGCGTACAAGCCGCTGGCGAAGGGCGAGAAGCCGACTGAGGGTATGCTGGAATCGGTGGGCATGTTCAAGACCCACGTTCTGGTCAACTACTGTAATCGCGATGAGAAGCTCGCCCACTGGCTTCTCTGCTTCTTCGCACATATGATCCAGCACCCGGAGGAGAAGCCACTAACCGCCCTCGTCTTTCGTGGCGGCCACGGGAACGGGAAGAGTGCCGGCATTGATCGGGTGGGCGCACTCTTCCCCTCCCATTACTTCGCGGCCTCTGATCAGCGGTATCTGCTGGGTAATTTCAATTCCTACATGCGCCATCTGGTCCTGTTCGTTCTGGAAGAAGCCTTCTGGAGCGGTAATGAGCAAGCGAAGTCCGTCGTCAAGGAGCTGATCACCCGGATGGATCTGCCGATTGAAGAGAAATTTCGGGAGCCGTACCGGGCGGATAACTTCATGAGGCTGGTCATCATCGGCAATGAGCGGTGGCTGATCCCGGCTAGCTTGAAGGATGAACGGCGGTGGGCGGTCTTCGATGTCGCGATGAGGAGCCACCCTTTCGTAACGGTGGATGATAAACGGAGGGTGCGCCAGTGGTTCCACCGGATGCGGAAGTTGATGGAGGCCGGCGGGTATCGGTACCTCCTGACCTACCTTCAGCAGATGGACCTGACTGACTTCGACGCGAATGAGGCGCCGTTTACACAGGGGCTCGCAGAGCAAAAGGAGATGTCCCTCCCCCCGCTGTACCAGTGGTGGTTGGAGTGTCTTCGGGACGGGCGAATCGTGGAGGGGGACTTCCCCGAAGAGTGGCCCCACGACCCGGAAAAGACGCGCATCCGGGAAGCGTTCAACCGCTACTGCCAGCAGCGCGCTATCTCTGGGTGGCGGCCATCCGCCATCTCGATCGGGCGGGACCTGCGCACCGTCTGTCCCTCGCTCATGACCGATAAGAAAAAATGGGTGGGTGAAGAGCAGGCGTGGGTGTATCGGTTGCCGCCGCTGGAGCAGTGCCGTAAAGAATGGGACAGCTACATCGGGAGCCCTACAGTGTGGCCGGGGACTGATGAGGATTTCTAGTTGACAGGTGGAACCCTGGGATGGTACCCTGAGACTCCATAGGGACTCCAAGGTTCGTGCTGGGCCCCCGGATCATCACTCCCGGGGGCCCTTTCTTTTCCCCGGAAAGAGTTCCCCGGTGCTCGTCCGAACCCCGAAATAAAAAGCCCCGGGGAGCGGTCCCCGGGTCATAGCTCGGAATCATTCTCCTGTTCGGCGAACCCGGGGCGTTGCCCGGGCCGCCCTCACCGGCTCCAGCAGTCGGCGGGGGCGCTCTCATCCTCCTGTTCCGGGAGGTCCGCTTCGGCTAGCACGTTCCGCACGAAGATCGGGGTCGGGTTCTCTGGCGAGTCGTCGAAGGCGACGAGGTTCAGCGTCCCGTCTTCGTTCTCACTGGTCACCAGCGCCGGCAGCACCCGTGCCCCCTTGTGGTAGAGGACCGAGTTCCCGATCTCCGGATTGTGCGCCTTGATCTTCGCCGGCTTCTGCCGCAGTTTCTTCTTGATCATGTCTTCCCCCTCATTGGTTGAGTACCACACTACATGGAGTGAACCGGGATCACCTCCAGGTCACGCGCCCATGGTTCGGATCGTCCAGAAATCATCAGCGAGCCCCGGATCCAGAACGTAACCGAAGGGCATCCAGAAGTACCCGGCCAGCCCCCAATGGATCCCCCACGAGTTTCGTACCAGGAAGAGCCGCTTGGTAGCGTCGTATCCGACGATGAGCACCGCGTGGCCCCCGATGGACTGCTCGTGGGGCGACGGCATCGGCAGGTAGCCCGTGCGGGCGACGGTCGGGCTCTCCAGGGACTCGTAGCAGGTGAACCCGAAGACCACCGGGAACTTCTCCGCGAGGCACTCACAGATGCCGGCCTCCGTCTGCTCGACGCGGGAGTAGACCCGGGCCCGGTCCTTCAGACCGGCAGCATAAGCGGCCGGCGGTGGCTTCCGGGCGAAGAGCTTGACGACGTAGGGCCAGAGGCTCTCGGGCGGCGCCCCCAGTTTGGCTACCACCTTCAGACCGTCCCGGATCTGCGCGCCGCCGTCCTGCCTCACATCGTTCTCGATGACACGCTCCCCGTAGTAGATGAAGAGCCGGGAGGGCGTGTAAACGGTGGAGCCCTGCCGCAATAGATCGAACTCGATGGCGCCGCCGATGGCGTTGGCGGTGCAGCTCCCCAGGTTGCCCTGATCGTAGACCGGAGGGCAGGAGGGGCGGAGGTCTACGACGGGCGGGAGCTGCTGCGCCCGGGCCGCCACGTGGCGATAGTCCCGGCGGTCGGGCAGATCCCGGCGCCAGCCATACCGGCGAGGGCCCTGATTGCGGGGGATGAGCATCAGAAGAGGATCCTTCCAAAAGTCAGACCGGCCTCGAATTCTTTCGTGTTGATCTTCCACCATGCGGTAGGCCCCACGGATATCTCGATGGCTTCGGTGAGCGGCACCTTCAGCGCGTAGGGCGTCCACCCCAAGCGATGCTCCACGAAGTCCACGCGGGCCCGGTACCGCGGCGTGTCCCGGTAGACGAGCCCGACGCCCAGGCACAGGTCCGGCTCGAAGGGAAGCACGGTGCCCACCGTATCCAGCTGGAACGGGAGGCTAGATCTCTCCGCGAGCGCGGGCCATGATGAGACGGCGAAGTACAAGGCTGACAGCGTCCAGCCAGTTATCCAGCGTGACATCGAGAGCTACCTTTCCCCGGGCTGTGCGGAACCGTTGCAGCCGGGCGTACATCATACTCAGGTCCTGATACACGAGAGGCCACCGTACCACCGGAGCGCACATGGCCGCGAGGAGGATTTGCAGGATGTCTGTCTCGTTCCTCTGCATTTGCGCGTCCTGCCATTGCCGCGGATCGAGTTGCCAGTAGAATGCCAGCCACTCACCCGCTGCCCGGGCGAGGTATGGCACCTCGTGGAGCACCAGGGCGCGGGCGACTTCAAGGAGCTGCTGGCTTACTTCCCCGGGGCAGGGGCCTTCGGGGTCAGGATCGTGGTGCGCAGGGTCTTGCCGAGCTGGATGAGCCCCAGCGCGACCGCGTTCTCGACGGCTTCCGGATCGGCCTTGGCGTCGGCGGGCAGGCTGCCCACCTCGTTGAAGACCGCGAGCAGCTGGCCCAGCTCGGCGGCTGCCACGTCCTGCGGCTTGGCGCCGGCCGCGATCTTGGACACGATGTCGTTGAGCAGGGACAGGATGTCCGCGGTGGCCTTGTTCACGTTCACGCTGACAGTGTTGGATCCGGATCCCATGATGATCTCCTTGGCCGGTTGGCCGGTTAGTTTCATGCGTATCGCATGGGCGAGGCCGAAGACCCCGCCCCAGAACGAAGACACGGGAGTAGAAGGAGTGCGGCCCAGCCACCACTCCAGCCAGGAGTACGCGAACCACCCGAACGCAACGAGGTACGGGTGGAGCGCAATCCAGGCTGCGAGGGCGGCAGGAAGAGTCACTCCCCCGGCTCCGGCTTCAGGTCGGTGACCTTCCTTCCGATCATCCGCCGGAGGATCACCGCGGCCCCGCACTGACTGGAGACGGCGTTGAAATCGAACTTCCCATCCTCCACGAACTTGCCCCCGGGAGCCGGTGGTCCATACAGGTTCGAGAAGCTCCAGAGGTACGGGCTCAAAATGTTCGGGTGGTGGATCCGGTACCCCCAGCCGTTGTAAGCCTCCAGCCGGTACAGGCACCCGGGGATCGACCAGTCATCCCAATCCTCCGGGATCTCGATGTCCAGCGCATCCACGGCGCTATCCTCCCACGAGAACGGCGGGTTGCCGTCCGCCGGCCTGCCCTTGGGGACGTGCACCGTGCGGTGGGAGAGCGGGTCGCCGTTGTGCAGGTGGCACCCGAAGTTCCCGCCGGCCTCCAGCGAGTGGATGGCGGCCACCACCGACCAGGGCATCTCGTAGACCTTCGCAACACGGCGGTAGCTGTCCGCATGCATCGCGAGCTTGTCGACTATGTGGTCCACCAGGGGAATCTTCTCGCCCCGGATGATCATGGAGTCCCACAGGTGCTGGTACTCTGCTTTCAGGTCTGCATAGCGGAGGCTCACGAGAATATCCCTTTCACGATTTTCCCTATGGTGGTTATCACTTTCACCAGCGTATCCGTGTCCCGCACGAACTCAATCAGCTTCATGAGCATCAGTACCCCGACGAGCCGCACGCCCAGTTTCACACTGCCCGCCAAGGCCGCCATCTGCACCCCAAGGGAATGTATCTCCGTCCTCATCCCTCCCATCTCTGATCGAAGTTCTTCGATCTGAAGCGTGAGACGGTTGTCTGCTTTCCGCCGGGCCCGCTGCTCGTCGGAGAGGTCGTCCCATCCAACGGGTTGTGCGGGATCGGTCGGCCGGTTTGGCATACCACGTTTTCGTCGGCGCCGGGCCACTGGTCAGCGGCTGGGGGAGGCCCGCACCACCGGGGCGGCACCGTTCGCCAGCGCCGTCTTGCGCAGCTCCAGCCGGGCCGCCGACGCCTTCACTGCGGCCTGCTGCCGCTCGATGGCCTTCTGCTCCATCTCCAGCATCCGGCCCTGCACCACCAACTCCTCCGCGGCCACGTCCTCCGAGGTGACGGGCGAGTTGGGCGCGCTGAGCATGCGCTGGATCTGCTCGTCCGCCTGGAGCTTCTGCTGGAGCACGCGGTCGAGCTGCTGTAGAACCTGGGCTTTCTGCATCGCGACCCGGAGCTTCGGGTCGGCCGTGGGCTGGGCGAACGAGGGCACGGTCAGGGCGAGTGCGAACACGAGTGCGAGAGAGCGCATTGGAGTCCTCCTGTCAGTATCCGATGACGGTGTAGTTCAGCGTATCGTTTCCGGAAACCGTATACTTCACGGTGAAGGTCGTCGTCGTCTTGGTGGTGACGCGCAGATCCGTTGGCACACCAAGGTTCGCGTCTGCCGACGAGAAGACGACGACATAACTCGTGTTCGGCTGCGGGTGCGCCATCGTGACGGTTTGCGGGGATCCGGCGACGGTGATACCGAACGAGCCAGCGTTTGCTCCTGTGAGCGCAGCGAGTTTGACGAGCCCGTTCCCATCTGCCTTGAACGCATCGCTGTTGATGGTGAGGTATGTGTTCGTCGTGTTGGTCGTGCCGCTGGAAGCCTGGATGTTTACGATCCCGTTGCCATCACTGCCGCCTCCAGGCGCGCCACTGTCCACACCTCCGACGCTAACGTATCCGGTCGAGTCTGAAACGAAGTTGGCAACGCCACCGTGTGCGCGGACGGTGATCTGAACTAGGGACGGCGTTGTGCTATACGTCGGTTCCAGTAGATCTAGAATCCCGTCAGAAGACATGCTGATATGCCCGGTAGCAAATGGGCTGTCCAGCATGTTGATGGCTATCTTGCTCGTCCCGTCGTTGTCTAGCGCGAAGACGTTCAGGTATGCATCGCTGTCGGCTCCGCTGAGCGTAGCTGCATTGTTTGGCCCGAGCTGCGCCAGTGACGAACTGTCTACCGTAAACGCGTTCCCTGAGTCGGTGGACAGCTTGACGTACCCGAAGCCCGCGTGTTCGTTCGCGGTGTATGTCACTTGGGGGGTACCGAAATCATCTTCGATGCGCCCGATCTCCACATTCAGCGGGCCGTCGCGCCAGGTGTGTGCGGCGAAGCCTATCATTGTAAGCGTTTCGTTGCCGTCCCCTAGCACGGTCCACACGTCCGCGTTAAATCCAGACTGGAGGAAGATACCCGTCTCATTCGCAGCGTCCCCGTTCTCATTTCCCCACACGATCAGCTCCGCATAGGTTCCATTGCCGCCGCTGGTATCGTCCTGCTCGCATTGGATATAGCTTTGCGCCGCGGTCAATTGGTTCCGATATGTCCAGGTGGTACGGAGATGGCCAGTTGCATCCTCAATGGCGAAGGAGTGAGGGTTTGTTTGATTGTTCGTGTAGTTAACTGGCCCGTCGTAGTTCGGTGAGAGCGTCAGGGTTCCCCAGCCATCCGCCCCGGCCAGCGTTGCGGTGCCTTGCGTGCTCACAATGAACGGCGTGCCGATGTCGGATTCCATGTCAATGTACGAGCTACCCACGTGTTCCGGCGATAACATAACGACTTTTCCGGGCGTGTTAACCGCATCGCCCAGGTGTATGGCGCCATCGGTGCCGACGGTGAAAACGGTTACTAGGTCGCTATTCAGCTTGAGGTAGCCTAGTCCAGCGTGTTCCGGTGAGCTAGTTTCCTGAAACGAATGGCTCGCGTCCGACAGCGACCATGTGTACGAAGCGTGCGAATCGTCCTGAGTTACAGTCTGGCCGGTGCCACCATTCGTCGAGTCGACCTGATTGTAAAACTGAGAGTTCGAGTTCGCGCGCATCTCCGAGACAGAAGGATCGCCGCGGAGGCTCAATAGACCTGTCGTATCTACCTTGAACGGCGTGCCGATGTCACTGTCGATCTGGACGAAAGAAGACCCATCGTGGTCAACGGCCTTAGTATAGTTTTGAACGGTTCCTCCATTGCTGGCGCTGAGCACTTGCACTTGATAAACCGCGGGGATGCCCGGACCGAGCTGTAGTTCACTGAATGCGGTATCTTCTGCCTCGATGAACGCCTCCGTCGCGGCGGCCCCGCCGGTAGCTCCCTCCGCGAGAACCGTGGACACGCCACCGCCGCCTTGAATCTTCACGTCAGAGGGAGCGATACCTATGCCGTGAAAGAACTCTGCGTTCCCCGTGGAGCGGTCGATTATGGTGATGATATTCAGGCCGGTCGTGTCACTGACGTTCACGGTGGTACCATCGTCGCTGATCCCGGAGTCCGTCAGCGTCGTGTTCCCGGTAGCCACGGGGAGGGTGTTCACCGTCAGCCCCGCCGTGTAGACGTTCCCGCTGCCGCCTCCGCCGCCGCTCGCATTGACCGTCACGTCCCCGGTCGAGTGGTCCACCGTGACGTTCGTCCCGGCAATGATGCTGGTGACGCCGCTGTTCGTGACGGTGGGATTGACGGTCGTCCCGGTGAGTCCGATCCCGGCGCCGGCGAGTAGCTGCTGGACACCTTTGTGCACGTGGTCGGAGCGAGCCACCGTGCTCGCCACCCCGTTGCTGTTCGATGCCCCCAGAGAGGCTACAGCTCCGAAGGCCGGGGAGTTGTAGGTCACCGTTTCGACGCCAGCGACGTGTGTGTGGCTGAGCGTCATGTTCGTGCCAGCCGTGTTGATCAGCTTCGTCGTGCTGGCACCCGGGCCACCGTTGATGTCGGTGAGGATGGAGGTAGAGAGGGAGGATGGATCCACATAAATCAGCTGGTTCGTGGCGGAGCTGAACTGCATGATTTGAAGATTTGTCGGCCGGGTCGTCGTGACATAGGTGCCTTGGATCAGCTGGGCGTTCACCGGCCAAGCCGCGACTGTGGCCGGGGTAAGAACCAGTACCAGAAGCAGCAGTGCAAGTGTCTTCATGTTTTTCCTCACAGTCCGTAAAGGTAGGTCAGACCTGTTGCACCGGTGCCCCCGGTCGCTCCCGCTCCTTGAAGTGCGCCACCCGATCCGCCGGTCACAGTGATCGTTCCGGTGGTGCTCCCGCTGCTCTTGTAGATGATACAGATGGCTCCCCCGCCGCCTCCCCCGCCGCCACCCGCCCCG